AACCTATCAGGCAATTTCGGCATCTGTAGATACTGCTGATGCTGTTTCTTTTGTCGGCACATCGGTTGGTCTTGCCAAAGCAGGCTTTCTGGAAACGGCGGATGCTGTTGACGTATTAACCACTATTATTAACGCGTACGGTCTGGAGGCATCAGATGCCGGAAGGTTATCTGATATTCTGATTCAGACACAGAATGATGGTAAGACAACGGTAAATGAGCTATCCCAGAGCATGGGGCAGGTCATTCCTCTGGCATCTGCTTATGGGGTAAATATTGAAAACCTTGCCGCATCGTATGCACAGTTGACAAAAAACGGTGTCGCCACAGCGCAGGCAGGCACATATCTGAAAAGCATGCTGAATGAATTGGGGGATTCCGGTTCCGATGTGGGCGAGATTCTGAAAAGCAAAACGGGAAAATCCTTCGGACAGCTTATGAATGACGGCATGAGCCTTGGGGATGTTCTCGGTATTCTGAATGACAGCGTGAACGGTGATTCTGAGGCTCTGGCAGGCTTATGGAGTTCCAGTGAAGCCGGTACAGGTGCATTGTCTATTCTTTCGTCCGGTGTAGGTGCTTTCAATGATGAATTGGGGAATATGCAGGATTCCACAGGGAATGTAGCCGATGCCCTTGAAACACTCAGTACGCCAAGCGCAAAGGCACAGGAAAGCTTGAATGCAGTGAAGAACGCAGGCATAGAGCTTGGTTCGGCGGCACTGGAGGCGATTGCGCCATTATTGGAACAGCTTGCGGAAACAGTGAAATCCCTAACAGAGCGGTTCAGTAATCTGTCTCCTGCTACGCAGACGGTTATTGTTGCCGTTATGGCGATTCTGGCAGCATTGGGCCCCGTGATAATTATCATCGGCACGCTGATACAATCCATAGGAGCGATTATGACGATTGCCCCTGCGGTGGCTACGGCTCTTGGTACGGTCAAGATTGCGATTGCCGCTATTGGTGGACCTGTAACGATTGTGATTGCGGTTATTACGGCATTGGTGCTGAAATTCATCCACGCCTACAACACCTCCGAGGAATTTCGGAATAAAGTCGGCTTGGCGTTTTACAATGTAAAAAAGGCAGTCACGGAATCGCTTGCGGCGGCGATGGCAAAGGTAAAGGAATTTGTGAATGTCGGTAAAAACGTGATTGTCGGTTTGTGGAACGGTATCAATGATAAGGTCGCATGGCTGAAGGGCAAGGTCAAGGGCGTTGTCGATAAAATCAAGGGCTGGTTTATCAGCAAGGAAGGGTTTGACGAACACTCCCCTTCCAAGTGGTCGGAGGGCGTTGGCAGCTACGTTATGGACGGTCTGGGGAACGGATTTGAAAAGGACGAAACAGCCATCCGAGCGGCGAGAAAAGCGGCGGATAATATCAAAAATGCCATTACCGATGAGATAAGCAAGGTCAATGCGGAGATTTCTTCGATACAGAAAGAATCCGAGGAAAGGCAAGCCAAGGAGGAGCTGGCACAGTACAAGGAAAACCTTGCAAAGAAGCAGGCGGAGCTAAAAAAAGCAGAGCCGAAAAACAGAAAATCCATTCTGGACGAAATTGCCAAAATCGAAAAGGACTGGAACAAAAAACAGCTTGAAGCGGCGAAGCAGGCAGAGCAGAAAAAGTTGCAGGAGCGCTTGACTGCCTTGCAGGAATTTAAGCAAAAATATGAGTCTGAATTGGCGGCAATCGAGCAGAAGGAATCCAGCCTAAGCGACAAATTAGCGGACTATGGCGAGCTGTTTTCCAGAGTGAAGGACGAGGACAGCGGCAAGGAAATCTTCAAGCTGAATGATTTGGACGAAAGCATTAAGAAAATTCAGCAGTATAACGAACAGATTGAAAGCCTGAAGGAGAAGGGTTTGGATGGTGGTCTGCTGGCTGAGATTGCCGATATGAGCATTGATGATGCACTGGATTTTACCAAAAAGCTGGATAGCCTAGAGGTCGGAAAATTTGAGGAATATGTCGAGAAATTCGAGGAAAAGCGGCGCTTGGCGAATGAAGCGGCACAGCAGTTTTATTCTGATGAAATGGAAGAACTGGCAATGAATGCTGTGGAGCAGGCGAAAAGCTATGCAGATGATTTCAACGATGTTGGTAAGGCGTTGACAGACGGCGTTGCAGAGGGTATCAAGGACGGCAAAAGCAGCATTGTAAATGCCATTGTGAAGGCAATTCGGGATGCCATTCGGGCGGCGAAGGACGAGGCAGGCATGGGCGGCGGCGGTTCGGACGGCAGCCACAGAACAGGTCTGCGAGAGGTGCCGTTTGATGGATACCGTGCGATTTTGCATAAGGGCGAACGCGTGCTGACACAGCCTGAAGCGGAGAGATACCGCAGGGGCGAAACGGTAACCAAAACCGAGAGCTTCAACGTATATATCGGCACTGTTGAAAACAAAGACGAAAGAACCACAGAGGATTTCATGCGTGAAATGGAATTTTATAGAAAGAAAAGGGTTGTTGCGACAGGAGGTGTTGCGTGATGTATCAGTATTTTATCTGGAACGGTGTCAGCTCGCTTGATATGGGCGTTGTGATGCTGAAAGCCCCCTCTATATTCATTCCGCAGAGAAAGGTAAACGAAATCAAAGTCAGCGGCAGAAACGGTGTTTTGCATGAGGACGAAAAGACGTACCAGAACTATACCAAGGATGCCGAATGTCATGTGATGGACAGAAGTCAGATTGACGAGGTCTGCGGTTGGCTGACGGGGTTCGGAGAGGTTATCTTTTCCAGTGAACCCGATAAGGTGTATCGTGCGTACATCAAAAATCAGATTGAGTTCGGCAGTATTCTGAAAAATATCAATGATTTTTTGGTGCAGTTTGATGTTGAACCCTTCAAATACAGCGTCAATGCCGCAGGGGATGCCTTAGAGCTGACTGCCCCGACCACCATCCGCAACAGTGGCACGGTATACAGTGAGCCGCTAATTACGGTTTACGGCAGTGGGGATATCACGCTTACTATCAATGGGGCGGATTTCCCCCTGTACGGCGTGCAGGGAAGCATTACCATTGACAGTGAAATGATGGAGGTGTTCAAAGGGAACACCAACCAAAACGGCAAATACGGCGGTGCGGAGTTTCCGAGATTTGAGGTCGGGAAAAACGAAATCCGCTGGACGGGGAATGTCAGCAAAATAAAAATACAGCCCCGTTGGAGATGGCTGTAGTTGTCGAAGAATGAAATTTATGGTATGGTATAAATGAAGGATTGCCAACTGGCGGTTAGTCACTTCCCGTGAAGGAGGTGACGCTTATGGTTACATACGAAGGGTTATTTACTTTTTGCTTAGTAATCATCGGAGTTATTTCCTTGTTTTACAACAAGAAATAATGAAAAAGCCGCCTAACCTGCGAAGTTAGACGGCTAAAACCAACTACTTGGACTAGCCGCCCTGCGAAAGGTGGCAATCCTTCTCTTATGCTTATGATAGCAAAAGAAAGATATTCTGTCAAGAAAGGCACATCTGAAAATAAAATGGATGTGCTTTTTTGATGCGGAAAACAGAAAGGAGTGGGAAAATGGCAAAAACGTATAATCGGCTGGAAATTGATGTGAACAAAAAGCCGAACAGCATCGGGATTCGTCCCGTGCAGCATGATACAAAATCCAGATATTTAGATGTATGCCTGTATGAAAACGGTGTGCCAATCGACCTGACAGGCGAGCAGGTGCGCATCACATTCAGAAAAGCGGACGGCGGCACATTTTTTAATCAGGGGGAGGTGACGGATGCGACCGCGGGCAGATGCCAGTTTGCCCTGACGAATGAAATTTTATCCGAGGCAAAGGCAGTCGAGGCGCAGATTTCCGTATGGAACGCAGGCGGTCAGATTTTGTCTACGCAGGTGTTTGAAATCT